AAGGCAAAGGAAATGCCAAGAAGATGTTTATTGAGGGTGTTTTCTTACAAGGCGATATCAAAAATCGCAATGGAAGAATGTATCCTGTTGCCACTCTTTCTAAGGAAGTAAATCGTTATAACGAAGCTTTCGTAAATAAGGGTCGTGCTCTGGGTGAACTGGGACATCCCGATGGTCCTACTGTAAACCTTGACCGCGTTTCTCATAAAATCGTTTCCCTTGAGCAAAAAGGAAACAACTTTATGGGTAAGGCACAACTCCTCGATACACCAATGGGTAAGATTGCAAAATCTCTCATCGGTGAAGGAGTAACTCTGGGAGTTTCTTCTCGTGGTGTTGGTTCATTGAGAGAAGATCAAGGATGTAAAGTTGTCGGTGAAGACTTCATGTTAGCAACCGCTGCAGACATCGTTGCTGATCCTTCTGCACCTGATGCATTTGTCTCAGGAATTATGGAAGGAAAAGAGTGGGTATGGGAAGGAGGAATCCTCCGCGAACAACTCGCAGAAAAGACTGAGAAGAGAATTAACACACTCGTCCAGCAAAAAGCACTTGAGGAGCATAAGTTGTCGTTATTCAACGATTTCTTAGCAAATCTCTAATAATATAAATAAATACAGATTAATACTTAATCACATATTCAAATGTCCGTTGGTAGCAATTTACAAGAAATGGAAAACGTAGTAACCAAAGGGGCGAAGCCTGCAGACGCAATGGATACTTCCGTTGCCGGATCTGTGGAGGATCTTGGAGGTCCTACCCCCGAAAACTATCGCTCAGACGACGATAGTGCTAAGCTGAAAACACCTGGTGCAACCCTTAAGCAAGTTAAGGATGTTGTAACCAAAGGTGCAAAACCTGCCGATCCTGCTCCAGCGGGTGTTAAGGAAGAAGAAGAACTCGATTCCGAAGCAGTCATCGAAGAAGAAGAGACCGTAACCGACGAGGTTGTTTCCGAAGAGGAGACCACCGAAGAGGAAGTCGTTTCTGAAGAGGAGACTACTGAAGAAGAGGTTATCGCTGAGCAAGAGTTTAGCGTCGAAGAAGACGTTAATGCACTCTTCGAAGGCGAAGAACTTTCCGAAGAATTCCAAGAGAAGGCACGCACCATCTTCGAAGCAGCAATCAAATCTAAGATTGTTGAAATCGAAGAGTCCATTAAGTCCGCTTATGAAGAGCAACTCGTTGAAGAAGTTGCAACTATTAAGTCGGAACTTCAAGAGCGTGTTGACTCTTATCTTGAATATGTTGCTGACGAGTGGGTCTCTGAGAACCAACTCGCAGTTGAGCACGGTCTCCAGACCGAAATGACCGAATCATTCCTCACCGGAATGAAGAGTCTTTTTGAAGAACATTATGTAACTATCCCTGAAGAGAAATATGATGTCATCGAGAGCATGGTAGATAAACTTGATGAAATGGAAGGAAAACTCAACGAGCAAATCGAAAGAAATATTGCTCTGAACAAAAGATTAGCAGAATCCACTGCGGATGTAGTTTTTGCAGACGTAACTGAGGGTCTCGCAGCCACTCAGAAGGACAAACTCGCTTCTCTTGTCGAAAATGTTGAGTTTGAAAGTGAGTCAGACTATCGTGAGAAGCTCGTAACTCTCAAGGAATCGTATTTCCCTGAGAATGCAGGCGCTCAAAGAGACACTGCAGAGAATCTCTCTGAAGAAACTAATCAACCCACCTACCAGGAAGTTTCTGGTACGATGGAGAAATACCTTCAGACTCTGAACAGAGTCTCCAGAAAGTGATTTCTAAATTATACGTTCAAACTGTAACTTTTTAACGAGGTTAAATTCAAATGCACGCCCCTATTAATCAAGAGGCTCTGCAGGAGAAGTGGGCACCCCTACTGGATGCGGACGGACAAGATCCTATCAAAGACGCACACCGTAGAATGGTTACCGCCGTTCTCCTGGAGAACCAAGAACAAACTTTAAAAGAAGAGAGAGAATTCCTCTCTGAATCCCCCACCAACGCTGCTGGTACAGGCGGTTTCGGTGGCGGTGCAACCGCAACAGGTCCTGTTGCTGGTTTCGACCCCGTACTGATCTCCTTGATCAGACGCTCTATGCCTAACCTGGTCGCTTATGACCTCGCAGGCGTTCAGCCCATGAACGGTCCTACCGGACTGATCTTCGCAATGCGTTCACGCTACAAGACTCAGAGTGGAACCGAAGCTCTGTTCGACGAAGCAGATACCGCATTCTCCGGTCAGAACGAAGGATTCGACTTCGGTGGATCCAACGTTGGTATGGGTACAACTGGTCAATCCGGTTCTAACCCTGCTGCACTTAACCCCAACTCTGGCGTAAACGGTTCTACCTACAGCGTCGGTCAGGGTATGACCACCGCTCAGGCTGAAGATCTCGGCACCTCTGGCGATGCCTTCAACGAGATGGCATTCTCGATCGAGAAGGTCACCGTAACCGCCAAGTCACGCGCTCTGAAAGCTGAGTACTCCTTAGAACTCGCTCAAGACCTCAAGGCGATTCACGGTCTGAACGCTGAGGCTGAGTTGGCAAACATCCTGTCAACTGAGATCCTCGCTGAAATCAACCGCGAAGTCATCAGAACCATCTATCGTGTTGCTGAGACTGGTGCTCAAGCAAACGTTGCTACCGCTGGTGCATTCGACCTCGACACCGACTCCAACGGTCGCTGGTCTGTTGAGAAGTTCAAGGGTCTGATCTTCCAAATCGAAAGAGATGCTAACGCGATTGCCCAGCGCACTCGTAGAGGCAAGGGCAACATGATCCTCTGCTCCGCAGACGTTGCCTCCGCTCTGACCATGGCTGGTGTACTCGACTACACCCCCGCCCTCAACGCTAACCTCAACGTTGATGACACCGGTAACACCTTCGCTGGTGTTCTTGCTGGTAAGTATCGTGTCTACATCGATCCTTATTCTGCAAACTCTGCCGCTGATCAGTACTACGTTGCTGGTTATAAGGGTTCCTCCCCTTACGACGCTGGTCTGTTCTACTGCCCTTACGTTCCCCTTCAGATGGTTCGTGCAGTTGGTCAGGACACCTTCCAGCCCAAGATCGGATTCAAGACTCGCTACGGCATGGTCGCGAACCCCTTCGCACAAGGAACCACTCAAGGCAGTGGCGCACTTACCGTCAACGCCAACCGCTACTATCGTCGCGTCAAGGTTCAAAATCTTATGTGATTTGTTTCACAGATTCTTCGGAGGTCCTTCGGGACCTCTTTTTTTGTCTAAATAGTTCACAACACGTTGTGATCCTGATGCCATTAAAAGATAAGAAAGCAAGAAATGAGTATTCCCTTAAAAGACGGGATAAAAGAAAAGATCAACTCATAGAGCGTTTTGGTAATAAGTGTGCTGACTGTGGTGGATCATTCCACAAAGCGGCGTATGACTTCCATCACGTAAACCCTTTGGAAAAGAAGTTTGAGATTGCTCCAGCGTTAGATAGGAATTGGCAAGTAATTTTGGAAGAGGTAGATAAGTGCGTTATGCTATGTTCTAACTGCCACAGAGTTAGGCATTATAGAGAAGACTCCCGTCTAAATATTTAAAAACAGTAAAATGGCAAATCATCACATCAAAAAACCACACGTTTTAGATCCTGAGGTGACTGTCTATTACGTCGGTAACGGTAGATGGACCGACAATTTTGACCAAAGAAAAAGATACACCAGTAGAGTAAAAGCAAACGCTCAGATTGCTAATACTGATGGAACCAATGGTGGTTGGACAGGTTGCACTATCGTTCAAGAATAACTAAATACATATAAAACCTTTGCGCTATGAAACCTACACCAAAGCAAATGCAGGAAGTATTCAAGAACTATGAGACGGTCGTTGACCATCTTATTAGCGAAGGATATGCTGATGACAAAGAGTCTGCTGACGATATCATCAAAGGTATGAGTGAGCAGTGGTATAACCTCATCATCAGTGACTGATGAAAAATTTCAAACAATTTCAAGAGGAACGTAAGTGTCCTCCTGGATACAAATATGATAAGAAGTTAAAAACGTGCGTTGCCAGAATAAAAAACGTCGGTAGATACGGTTTCTTTGGTATGAGATCTCATTCAGATCAAGAAAAGAAAAACGGTAACGGCAATGGAAATGGCAACGGAAACAATGGTAATGGCAATGGTGGCAATGGTAATGGTAACGGAGGAAATGGCGGTGGCAATGGGGGTGGAGGTGAATGAAGACCTTAAAATCATTCTTGGAGAGTTCTAATCCTAGAATTCCAAGAAAAAAAGGACAACCCGCTAAATCCAAAAAACACTCTGATCTTTATACCGATGAAGATCCGAAAGGAACCATTCATGGTTTAGGATTTAAAGATGAGGCAACTGCAAGATCTAGCGTTGCCAAGATTAAGAAGTCCGGTAGATCTCATGCACACAAAATCCAAGCAGCAATTGCTATGGAGCAAAGAGCAAAGGTGATGGGTAAATCTTCTGCTGCTGCAGTTTACCGCAAATTCATCAACTCAATGAAAAAGAAAACTAAGGACGACTAATGACTACATCACCTTTGGGAAAACAAATTGCAAACAGAAACTTTCTGGCACCGGTAGGATTCAAGTTTAGTCTTTCTAAATTTCCAAAGGTTGATTTTTTCTGCAACTCTGCTAGAATACCTGAAATTAATCTAGGCACTTACGAACAACCCTCATACCTCAAGAACATCGATGTACCAGGAGATAAACTGACATACGGTGATCTTACTCTTAGATTCCTGGTAGATGAAAATCTTGAGAACTATGTTGCTGTTCATAATTGGTTGACTGGTCTTGGTTTCCCAGAAACACCACAACAGTTCATCGATAAAACAACTGATGAAGATGGTGGCAGGGATTTGGAAGAGCAGTTCTGTGACGGAAGTCTTCACATCCTCAATAGTAACTACAGGGATGTTGCGATTATCAAATTCTTAAATCTCTTTCCCGTTGGTCTGACATCTCTGGAATTTGATGCCACCGAAACGGACATCAACTACTTTACAGCAGAGGCAAACTTCAAGTATACTGTCTATAATATCACTGATACGAAAGGCGATCCTTTATGAATCTTGATGAAATTCAGGAGATGTGGCAGAGAGATTCTGTCATTGATCCTGATAACTTACATGATGAATCACTTAGAATACCTCAACTACATTCTAAATACTATACACTTTACAACACGATTACTCTTCTTCGAGAGAGATCGAGAGATTCTTACAGCCGTGTAAAACTAGAACGGTATAACTACTATACAGGAAAGGCACCAGCGGAAGTCTACGTTGAAGAACCCTTTCCATACAAAGTACGGGAGAAAGACGCTATACAGAGGCATCTAGAGGCAGATGAGAAATTATCTGCTATCGATATGAAGATTCGATATTATGATGTGATGCTAAAGTTCTTGGAAGAGATTATCAAAACAGTCTCTAACAGAACTTTCCAAATTAAAAATGCTATTGAGTGGAATAAGTTCCAAGCAGGATTTAACTAATGGAAGAAGAGTATTTTCCGGAAGGTCATGAAGACTGTGATTACATGGTAGGACTATCCATACAGGATGTTCA